TGTCTTCCCCTCTCTCTCCGGGCGTTTGGCCGTTGTCTAGGCTGTCTACGGCTGGTCGTGGGTATGGCGCGGCGCATCAGGCTTTGCGTCGGTCGTTCGCGGGGGTTGTGGCTCGGGGTACATGCCGGTGTGCGAGGTGTGGGCTCGTGATCGAGCCTGGTGCGGAGTGGGATTTGGGGCATGTGCCTGGGACGCGGCGGTATCGGGGCCCGGAGCATCGGCGGTGTAATCGGGCGACGAACCGGAAGTTCGAGTCGAGAGTGTCTGTCGTTCTTTGATTGAGCCGCGCCGGGTGTGGGTGCCGCCGCATTCGAGGTCACTTGGCAAGGATGCGGTTGCGTGGTGGAAGGCGAACGGCGGTCATCTGTACGAGTGGCAGGAGCTCGTGCTTGAGGGGTTGTTGGCGCTGGACGAGGTCGACAAGTTCGTTGCGGCGGATGACGGGTTGGACGTGAGCCGGCAGAACGGGAAGGGCGTGATCCTCCAGGTCGTCGAGGGGTTCATCGCGTTCGAGTACGGCGCCGGTCACGGGTACGAGGTTGTGATGCATACGGCGCACGAGTTCCCGACGAGCCTGGAACATCAGATGCGACTCGAGGCGTTCATTCAGGACTCGCCGGCGTTGCACGCGAAGGTGAAGGACCGCGGCGGGTATGTGCATGCGAACGGCCAGGAGTCGATCAGGTTGAAGGACGGGACGCGGATCGTGTTTCGGGCTCGGACGAAGGGCGGTGGCCGCGGCTACTCGGGTGACCTGTTGGTGTGGGACGAGGCGATGGTGATTCCGGATGTGGTGGTTGGCGCGCAGAAGCCAATGCTCAGAGCTTCGGGCGGGTGCTTCGGTCACAAGACGATCTATGCCGGCAGCGCGGTTGACCAGGAGGTTCATCAGCATGGGATCACGTTCGCGCGGATCCGGGAGAAGGGGTGGGCTGAGTCGCCGCGTGTGTCGTGGCACGAGTGGTCGGCGCCGTTCGAGCATCCGTCGGAGTTGACGGATGAGGATGTTCATGACCGCGGGTTGTGGTTGCAGGCTAATCCGTCGATGGCTGAGGGGTTGATTGCGCCGGAGACGATGGCTGATGAGATCGAGGTGATGCCGGTTCGTACGGCGGCGGTTGAGTTGTTCGGTGTGGGGGATTGGCCGCGGACGGACGGGTTGGAGGACACGATCGTCAGCATCGACGTGTGGGACAAGCTGACGGAGCGGGCGGGCACGTTGGAGGAGCCGTTCTGTGGTGCGTTCGATGTGAGCCCGGAGCGCAACGGGTCGATTGCGGTCGCGGGCCGGAACGACCGGGGTGTGTTCCAGGTGGAGGTGCACGAGCACCGGGTGGGCACCGGCTGGATGGTCGATCGGATCGTGCAGATGGACGAGCGGGGGCTGTTCGAGTGCTGGGTTGTCGATGCGACCGGGCCGGCGAGCTCGCTGTTGCAGCCGCTAAAGGACGCGGGGTTGCGGATCGAGGTTGTGAACGCGACGGAGCATGGTCAGGCGTGGGGCCGGTTCGTCGACATGGTGTCGGAGGGTGAGGTGTGTCACTTGGGGTCGGAGGAACTTAGGGATGCGATCCGTGGTGCGAAGGCGCGTCCGATTGGTGATGGTTCGTCGGCGTGGGGTCGGAAGCATTCGACGGTGAACATCAGCCCGCTTGTGGCGGTGACGTTGGCGCTTGGTGCGTCGACGGGAGTTGGCAACGCGATGCAGGTGTTCTGATGAGACGACCGAGGTTCTTGCGCGCCGGTTGGATGGGCGAGGCGGCGCTCGAGCGCGTCACGATCATCGATCCGCCGGAGCCGCTCGAGGGCACTCGCATGTCGTTGTGGAACTCGATTCTTCCGAACATCTACAACGAGTGGGACGCGGGCATGTCGGTGTTCGGCACCGCGGACCTCGCTAGCCGGGTGTGGGTGTCGAACGTGTGCCAGGATTTGAACGCGTCGCAGATCAGCGCGATGAGGGTCGAGTGGCACGGTCCGCCGGGGGTGGATGAGCCGGCGTGGGTGTCGTCGCCTGACCCTGTCCAGTTTCCGAACGGGATCGGTGACGCGCTGTACGCGATCAACGACCAGATTGACGGGTGGGGCTGGTCGTTGCAGTACGTGACGGACTTCTATGCGTCGGGGTATCCGCGCAGGTGGACGGTGATCCCGTCGAGTGAGTGTGAGCCGCGGTTTGACACGGAGACGGGCCGGAAGGTGTTCAAGCTTGGTGACCGGGAGCTCGAGCCGTCGCGGGTGGTTCAGATTGACCGGAACCCGACGACCGCGGCGCACGGGACGAGCGCGATCAGGGCGTTCGCCCAGTCGGCGTATTCGTTGTTGGCGGCGGGCGATCAGTCGCAGAACGTGTCGGCGGGCGGGATTCCGCAGGCGGTGCTGAAGTCGGAGAACCGGTTGACGGCTGAGCAGGCTGAGGCGGCGCAGACGCAGTGGGTGGCCAGGACGACGGCTCGAGGTGCGGCGCCTCCGGTGCTAGGTCAGGGCTGGTCGTTCGAGCCGTTGTCGATCAACCCGGCGGACCTGTCGCTGCTCGAGACGCAGGACTGGAACGCCCGCGTGCTCGCCGCTGCTTATGGGGTTCCGGCGATCCTGTTGAACATCGCGTTGACCGGCGGGCTGGTGTACCAGAACCCTGAGGCGTTGATGCGTGCGTGGTGGCTGACGCGGCTGCGGACTCGGTCGAAACGGATCATGGATGCGTTGTCGGCGCAGATGCTTCCTGCCGGTCAGTGGGTTCAGCAGGACGCCACGGACGTCACTATCGAGGGTTCCGTTGAGGCCGAGGACGATCCGCAACTCTCTGACCCGCCGACCGTGGCGAAGGCTTCGCCGGCTCAGCAACCAGGTGGGTTGACAGCTATCGGAGGTGGCAGGACATGACCGAGGTACTGCAGCGGGCTATTGCGGTCTCCGCCGTCGAGGTTGAGGGCAGGACGGTGGATGTGCGGATCGTGCCGTTTGACACCGTGGCAACCGTCGCTGATCCGCCGGACTTCGCGCCGTACGAGGAGGAGTTCCTGCGCGGCTGTTTCGACCATCAGACCAACGCGGCTAACCGGATTCACGCGAACTACGAACACATGAAGGGTCCGGCGAACATCGTCGGTCATGGCGTGTCGCTGCGACAGGAGACGGACGGTTACCACCTGACGTCGACGATCCACAAGACCGCCGGCGGTGACGCGACGCTGGAGCTTCTGAACGGTGGCGCGCTACCTTCGGTGTCAGCTGAGTTCGTGCCGGTACGGAACGTGAAATCCGGCAGCGTGATGCAACGGGCGAAGGCCAACCTGATCGGGTTCGCGTTCGCGCGGCATGGCGCCTACCTCGGTGCTGACGTCCTGGCTGTACGCACGCCGGACGAGGACGAAGAACAGACTTTGGACGCCGACCTGTTGCCGGTGGACATTGACCCTGAGCGTGTCGAGCGGTTGCGCGCACAGGGGATCGTTTTGCCTGACCGCTACCTGAAGGCGCACCCCGATGAGGGCACCCCGGACGAGTCCGGCACCCCCGATGACGGCACCCGCCGAACCGACGGAAACCACTCATCGGAGGAAGGGTGATGGCTGACACAGCCACGGAGCGGACGCTCCAGAACCGCGTAGACGCGCGGGAAATCGTTCACGGCAAGATGAGCCAACTGCTCGAGGAACTCGACGGGAAGACACCGGACGCAACGCAAAACGAGACGCTCGCTAAGTACCGGTCCGACCTCGCCTACTACGACGGCGAAATCGCGGTGTGGTCGGATCAGGTCACGTCCGACCGGAACGCCGCCGCGGCGTCCGAGGCGATGCGCCGTGCAACGCTCGCGGCGCGTGGTGTCGCGGACATGGGACCGGACGGCGAGGTCATCTACCGGTCGCTCGGTCAGATCGCGATCGACCAGCTCCTCACGCACAAGAGCATCCATGCCCGAGGCGCGGTCTCTGCCGCAGGGGTTCCGACCTCGGAGATTCAGAAGGCAGAGCAGCGGCTCGAGGCGTTCGAGCGGGCACCCGCAAGCACGCTGACGTCGGACATCGCCGGCCTCAGCCCGCCGCAGCATCTAGCGCAGATCTTCCAGGTGCTGAACTCCAGCAGGCCGCTGGTCGAAGCGGCAGGGACTCGGACGACGCTGACGCAACTCACGGTCACGTATCCGCAGCTCGACGCAACCCCGGTCGTTGCCGCCCAGGGCACACAGAAGACCGAGGCCGGGAACACCGGGATGGACGTGTCGATGGTCACGAAGACCGCGACCACGTATCTCGGTGGCGGCAACCTGTCTTGGCAGGCGATCGAGTTCTCAACCCCGTCGGCGTTCGACCTGTGGTTCAGGGCGATCGCCGCTGACTACGCGCTCAAGACCGAGACCGACGCCGCCACGGTCGTCTCTGCGTCCGCGTTCCTGAACAACGTCTCGAGCCCGATCGCGACGTCGGCGGACTTCGCGACGTTCCTCGCGGCGGTCGGCGCCGGGTACGGCGAGGTATTCGCGAACAGCGGCAGGATCGCGAACGCGATCATCATGGCGCCGGACCGGTTCGGGTATCTGCTCGGGATGACGTCGGCTGCGTTCTCACAGTTCATCGACGTCGGCCAGGGCGCAATCGGCCCGCTCCGGGTCGTCGTGTCGCGTGGACTGAACGCCGGCGAGATCATCGTCGGTGACCTCGACGGGCTGCTTGTCGCGGAGAACGCCGGGGCACCCGTCCGGATGTTCGTGTCGGAACCGGCGATCGCCGGTGTCGAGGTCGGCCTCGTCGGCGCGTTCGAGGCAGCAGTCGTGGACGACGGCGCGTTCTCGCTGATCACCACGGCTTCGTAACAAGAGCTCACCCCGTGGGGAACCCCGTCGTGGCTCCCGGGGTTCCCCACCTGAAACCAGGAGAACAGAAATGGCAGTCGGAATCGCGGTAGGACAGGCAAACGCCATCCTGGACGCGCTCTGCCGCAGCGTCGCCTACTCGGACCCGGCTGGGTTCTTTCTTCAGCTGCACACGGGCGACCCGGGCGCGGCAGGCACGTCGAACCAGATGGGAGACACAACCCGTCAGTCGGTGACGTTCTCGGCCGCTGCGAGCGGCGCGATCACTAACTCGGCGGCGGTCGAATGGACGAACCTGCAGCCGACCGGTGCGTCGGAGACGGTATCGCACTGGTCGGCATGGTCGGCTTCGACGGCAGGCACGTTCCTGTTCTCGGACGACTTCGCGTCGTCACGGGTTGTCGCGGATAACGACAACTTCACGATCGCGATCGGTGACCTGGACATCAACATCACGGTGATCGCCGCCTAGATGCGTCCCGGGATCCGCTTCGCTGGGGCCGCGGGAGCGGCCTTTCTTGTGCTCACCGTGTCTGCGGCGGGCGCGGACTTCGAGCTGCGGCTGGTGTCGCAAACCTCGAGCCGGATCACGCTCGGTTGGGATCAGCAGTCCGGGGTGGTCGGGTATGTGTTCTTCGCGAACGGTCAGCGGGTCTCGCACACGTGGGATCCCAATAGGACGTCGGTGACGTTCGCGAAGGTGACTGGGTGCGAGTCGCGTTGCTACGAGGTCGAAGACCTGTTGAGCGACGGTCGTGCCGGATACCCGGTGGCCCCG